CTCACGCAGAGAATTTTTCTCTCATTCAAGAAGATTCAAAATAGGTAATGACTATGACACGCACCAGCGGATGGGGCGGCGCACGTCCTGGCGCTGGCCGTAAACCTAAAGAGCCGACGATATTGCAGCTCGCGGCAACGCACTCTGACCCCAAGACGTTCCTGGCCGCAGTCATGAATGACGCGGGCACAGACGTGAAGCTACGGGTAGACGCCGCCAAGGCACTCATGCCCTACCTGCATCGCAAGGTCGGCGAGGTCGGCAAGAAAGAAGAATTGGGCCAGCTTGCCAAGACGGCAGATGCGGGAACGGCCTGGGGCGGGTTGCTTCAGTAAATGTGGAACACCAGCGCACCGGATTGGAAAAACAGAATCCAGTCCGGGGCTTCGCTGTGCCCGCGTCTGCCGGGTTTGGACAACGAGCGGGCAGACCACGCGCTGGCTGTGTTCAAGCTGCTGAGACTGCCTGACGTACCAGGCAATCCTTCGCTGGCAGACGCTGGCGGTGACTGGTTCTTTGAAATAGTCCGGGCGCTGTTTGGCAGCTACGACGGCGAATTGAACGAGCGGCACATCCGGGAGTTGTTCCTGATGGTGCCGAAGAAGTCGAGCAAGACCACGTACTCGGCGGCCTTGCTGTTGACGGCCATGCTGGTGTCGCCGCGTCCGCGCGGTGAGTATTTATTCATCGGCCCGACGCAAGAAATTTCCAACTTGGCTTTCAAGCAAGCGGCGGGGATGGTTGAGATTGACGAGGTGCTGCGGGCCAAGTGCCAGATTCAGCACCACATCAAGACGATCACCTACCGGCCTACCGGCGCTTTCCTGAAAGTCAAAAGCTTTTCGCCCACGGTGGTGACTGGATCCAAACCCTCCGGCGTGTTGATTGACGAGATCCACGTCATGGGCGAAATGAACGACGCTGACCGGGTGATCGGCCAGCTTCGCGGCGGTCTGGTGTCGCAGCCAGAGGCGTTCCTGGTCAACATCACCACGCAGTCGGAGCGCCCGCCTGCGGGGGTGTTCAAAGCCGAGCTGATGAAGGCGCGGAAGGTGCGGGATGGTGAGCTCGTGGCGCCTATCCTGCCGGTGCTGTACGAGTTCCCGCCCGGTGTTGAATGGCGAGATTCGGCCAACTGGTGGATGGTCACGCCGAACCGTGGGAAGTCCATTACCGTCGAACGGCTGATCCCGGACTTTGAACAAGCCGAGGCAGCGGGCGAGGAAGAATTGTGCCGCTGGGCATCGCAGCACCTGAACGTCGAGATTGGACTGGCGCTCATGTCCGACCGCTGGGCTGGGGCCGACTTTTGGGAGCAGCAATCTACCAAGCTATCGCTTGATGATGTGCTGTCCCGCAGTGAAGTGGCGGCAGTCGGAATCGACGGCGGCGGTCTGGACGACTTGCTTGGCCTTGCCGTGTGTGGTCGTGAAAAGAAAACCGGCAACTGGCTGCTGTGGACGAAAGCCTGGGCGCACCCCAGCGTGCTTGAAAGGCGCAAATCCGAGGCCAGCCGCCTTGCTGACTTCCAGCGCGACGGCGATCTGGTGTTTGTGGAGCATGTTGGTGATGATCTGCAAGACGTTGCCGAGCTTTGCAAGAAGGTCTATGACACCGGCCTGCTAGACAAGATCGGATGCGACCAGGCTGGGATCGGCGCGATTGTGCAGGCGATTGTTGACGCTGGCGTGCCGCAGGAACTGCTGATCGGGATATCGCAGGGGTGGCGTTTGCACGGTGCAATCACCGTCACTGAGCGCAAGCTGGCCGAGGGCGCACTGTGGCACTCGGGGCAAGAAATGATGGCGTGGTGCGTCGGCAATGCCAAGGTCGAGCCGCGCGGCAACGCCGTGATGATTACCAAGCAAGCCGCAGGGCGGGCGAAGATTGATCCTCTTATGGCGAGCTTCAACGCGATCACGCTGATAAGCCTTAACCCTGCGGCCAAGTTTTCTGAGCCGCAAATCTTGTTTTTCTGACGCACTGTGCGTCACACAGACCCGCCCACGAGGCGGGTTTTCTTTGGGAGAACGCGAATGCATCGCGCGTATTCAGTATTGCAAACCAAGTCGATTGACGATGGCGAGCGCGTTATCCGTGGCGTAGCGACAAGCCCGGAAGTTGACCGCGTGGGCGACATCGTCGATCCACTGGGAGTCCGCTACAAGAACCCGCTGCCGTTGTTGTGGCAACACCAACATGACAAGCCGGTTGGCACCGTCAAGTTCGACGCGCCGACGAAAGACGGCGTGACCTTCGAAGCGCGTCTACCGGTCATCAGCGAACCCGGCACCTTGAAGGATCGTGTTGACGAGGCGTGGCAATCCATCAAATCAGGATTGGTCGCCGCAGTCAGCATCGGCTTCCGGCCCATCGATGGCGCGGTCGAGACGCTGAAAACAGGCGGCCTGAAATTCCTAAAGACCGAAGTCTACGAGTTGTCATTAGTGACGATTCCGGCCAATGCCGGTGCCGTCATTCAGGCCATCAAAGCATTCGACAAGCCGCCCGCGTCTGGGCACTCGGCTGTCACCAGTCCCGGCGTCTCGGGGCAATTCACCGCTGCGCAGCGCGCAGTACCGCTCATTTCCGCCAAAGGAAAACAGTCATGAAAACCTACGCTGAACAGATCGCCGATCTGAAAGCCACCCGCGCCAAGAAGGCTGACGACATGGAAGCCATCATCCGCAAGACGCTGGATGAAGGCCGTTCCACCGACGCCAGCGAAGCCGAGGCATTCGACACGCTAAAGGCTGAGATCAAGACCATCGATGGCGACATCGTGCGCCTGCAAGACATGGAAGCAATCAACAAGGCCATGGCCAAGCCCGTCGAGCCGACGCCTGCTGCACCTGGCGAGAAGCGTGAGCCGCACATCACTGTCGTGAGCAACGCGAAGCGTCTGGAAAAAGGCGTGGGCTTCGGTCGCTGGGCGCGCGTGGTTGCGCTGTCCAAAGGCAACCTGATGGACGCGGAGCGCATCGCCGCCCGCATGTACCCGGACGATCACTCGCTGAACACCACCATCAAAGCCGCCGTGGCAGCCGGTAGCACTACCGACAGCACCTGGGCGAAGCCGCTGGTGAACGTCGAGAACTACGCCGGTGACTTCATCGAGTTCCTGCGCCCGCAGACCATCATCGGCAAGTTCGGTGCTGGCAACATCCCCGGCCTGCGCCGCGTTCCGTTCAACGTCAAGATCGTTGGTCAAACCAGCGGCGCGACGGCGAACTGGGTCGGCGAAGGTAAGGGCAAGCCGGTCACGAAGTGGGGTTACAACGACGTCACCATCGGCATGACGAAAGTCGCCGCCATCGCTGTCCTGACCGACGAACTGGTGCGCACCAGCGACCCGGCTGCCGACACCCTGGCCCGCGATGAACTGGCCCGCGCCATCATCGCCAAGCTGGATACATCCTTCATCAGCAACGCTGCGGCAGTCGCTGGCGTGTCCCCGGCTGGCATCCTGAATGGCGTCACTCCCATTACGCCGTCCGTGGCGACCGACGCCTACGCGGCCATGCAGGAGGATGTGCAAGCCGTGTTCGGCGCGTACATCACCGCTGGCATGGCTCCGTCCGAGGGTGTGTGGATTATGTCCAGTGCCACTGCGTTGAAGCTGAGCATGATGCGTAACCCGCTGGGCCAAGCCGAGCATCCCGGCCTGTCTATGACGGGTGGCGTCTTCGCTGGCCTGCCGGCGATCGTATCGGACTACCAGACCACCGCTGGCCGCCTCATCCTGGTGAACGCCAGCGACGTGTACCTGGCGGACGATGGCTCGGTGCAGATCGATATGAGCCGCGAGGCCTCTATCGAGATGAACGACGCGCCGACGCAGGACGCCGTGGCAGGTGCTGGCGCATCGATGGTTTCGATGTTCCAGGCCAACTCCGTGGCGATCCGTGCCGAGAGATATTGTGGGTGGTCTAAGCGCCGCGCTGCTGCGGTGCAGACCGTCACTAACGCCCTGTGGGCATAAGCGTCTAGCGTGAAGCCGGCCCCTCGGGGCTGGCTTTGCAGTGGGCACTTGAAAGGGAAACCACAATGCTAATCAAAGCCATCAAACCGCTTTACTTCAACGGCGGCAAGGAAGTCGGCGACGTGTTCGAGGCTGGGCAGTTCGCCAGCGCGCTCATTCGCATGGGCAAAGCCGTGCCCGCTGACGATGCGAAGGCCATGCAGGCCGAAGAAGCTGACAAGCCCAAGCGCGGCAAGTATCAGCGCAAGGACATGCAGGCGACTGACGCGAAATGAAATTCTTCGGGCTTGAACTCACCGTGAAGCGGGCGCCTACGGGGGCAACGCCCGTAGGCGGCAGCGGTAGCGGCGGGTGGTGGCCCGTAATCCGTGAGCCGCATGGCGGCGCATGGCAGCAAAACAAAGAATGGCGCGCCGCCGACATGCTGGCGAACTCGACCATCTACGCCTGCATCAGCCGTATCGCGCAAGACGTTGGAAAGCTGCGCGTGAAACTGCTGCAAGTTGACGCGCACGGTATCGAGCGCGAAATCACATCGCCAGCTTTCTCGCCGGTGCTTCGCAAGCCGAACCGCTACCAGACAGCGATTCAGTTTCGTGAGTTCTGGATCACATCGAAGCTATCTACCGGCAACACCATCGCGCTCAAACAACGTGACGCGCGCGGTGTAGTGGTTGCCCTGTACGTGCTGGATTGGAAGGCCGTCACGCCGCTGATCGCTCCTGACGGCTCGGTTTACTACGAGCTGCGCAAGAACGAACTAGCTGGCCTGCCGAGCGACGAAACCGTGGTGGTGCCTGCGTCCGAGGTCATTCACGACCGGATGAACTGCCTTTATCACCCGCTGATTGGCGTCCCACCGATCTTCGCTAGTGGTAACGCCGCAGCGATGGCGCTGTCCATCATCAAAGACGGCGCAAGGTTCGCCGAAAGCGGATCGATGCCGGGTGGTTTTCTGACGACGCCGCAACGCATCAGCGACGAAGTTGCTACGCGACTGAAGGAGCACTTCGACGCCAATTACAGCGGCGCTAATCGCGGGAAAGTCGCCGTGCTTGGCGACGGGCTGTCGTTTGTACCGGCCCGCATGTCGGCGGTTGACTCCGAGATCATCGAACAGCTAAAGCTGTCTGCCGAGACCATTTGCAGCACCTTCCACGTCCCGCCGTGGAAGATCGGCATTGGCGCGCAACCTACCTACAACGGCGCTGAATCGGTCAGCTTGAAATACTACGAAGACTGCCTACAGCCGCACCTTGAGGCAATGGAAGCGTGCCTGGACGAAGGGTTAGGTTTGGTTGACGCTGGCTATCTGTGCGAGCTTGACCTAGACGGACTGATCCGTATGGACACCGCCGCCATGGTCGAGTCGCTGGCCAAGGCCACTGGTGCCGGGATCATGAAACCGAACGAGGCGCGCGGCAAGATGGGCCTTGGCCCGGTCGAGGGTGGCGACACGCCGTACCTTCAGATGCAGAACTATTCACTCGCCGCGCTTTCCCGCCGCGATGAACAGCCAGCACCAAGCGACAAGCTGCAAACGCCAATCGAGCCGACCAAGATGCTCGCCGCCTTGCTGCGGACGAAACGACTAGAGGACTTCACTCATGCATGACCTGGAAAAGATGGCTGGTGCCGTGCATGAATATCTAGGTGAGATCGTCGCGCCGCTGCTAAAACGCATCAGCGATCTTGAGCAACGCTCGCCAGACGTTGACGCCATTGCTGCCGAGGTGTTGAAGCGCCTGCCGACTCCCAAGGACGGCGCTGACGGAAAGGATGGCGAGGCAGGTAAAGACGGCGCGGACGGCAAGAGCTTCACCGAAGCCGAGGTCGAAGCGATCTTGATGCGCAAACAAGCTGAATGGGAGCTTGCCTTTGAGCGCCGCGCGCAAGACACCATCCAGCGCGCACTAGACAAGATTCAGCAGCCCAAGGACGGCAAGGACGGCGCACCTGGCAAAGACGGAATCGATGGCTATGACGCATTCCAGCTTGAAGAAACCGAGCTGGAACTGATGCCAGATGGCCGCACGCTGAAAGTCAAGTTCGTGCGTCACCTGAAAGACGGTGAATATTCACGCATGGAATACACCCATGACGTGAAGCTGGCGCACATGCTTTATCGCGGCACCTGGGTGCCGCAGGAATACCAGCGCGGCGATTGCGTTACCTGGGGCGGCAGCCTGTGGCACGCGAACCGAGACACCACTGTCAAGCCGGACATGGATGATTCCTGGCAGTTGGCCGTCAAGCGTGGCCGTGACGGCAAGGACGGTCGGGACGGTATCGACATGACGCAGCCGGTGAAGGTGAGCAATGTCTGAGCCGATCACCCTGGAAGAAGCCAAGATGCATCTTCGCGTAGATCACTACGGCGACGACCTGATGATTCAGTCGCTGATCGAAGCGGCGCGCAACCACGTCGAGAACGAGTTAGGCGCGTCGATTGACGACATCAGCGTCACCTTCACGGATGGCACTTCGGTGACCATCTCCGGCATCGTGCGCAGCGCCATCCTGTTGACGCTTGGCTATCTGTACGAACACCGAGGCGACGAAGATAAGCCAATTCCCGCCGCAGTTGCTGCGCTGCTGAACCTCTCGCCGCATCGTCAACGCCTGGGGGCCGCGTGATCGGCAATCTCCGTCACCGCATCACCTTCATGAAGCAAGGTGAAGGCCGGGACAAGTACGGCCAGCCCATCCCTGCGCCGCAGGCTGTGGCGACCGTGTGGGCGCAAGTACGGCCTACCGGCAGCAATGAGCGTGTCGCCGCCGCGCAGATGCAAAGCGGCCAAACCCATGTGGTCACGGTGCGCTACAGCGGGGAACTGGCCGCCGCAACCGGCGACTGGTGGATTGAACACCGTGGCCGCACGC